GGACGCACCAAACAAGAACGAGCACTCGCACATTGGCGACTCATTCGGCTATTTGATGCTGGGCGGCGGCGAGTACAACCGGATGACCCGCACCCACCAGCTCGGCGGCAGACCCATGGGCCAAGCCAGCGCCGGGACTGACTTTGATGTGTTTGCTTAACAACATATCACTCAGATATACATGCCTTGCATACTGTACAGAATCCATTAGAATCTTTTGCATATGGTTGAAATTGATCTTGGTGTCATCCACCATTTTTCGGCGGGAGTGTACGCAAAGCAGATGCTATTGCCAGCAAAACACTTTGCGGTAAGCCACTCGCATGCCTATGACCACTTGAGCATTTTGGCAAAGGGCAGCGTGACCGTTGAGGTGCAAGGAGTCGAGAAAGATTACATGGCCCCGGCCTGTATCACCATCTTGTCTGGCCAGCACCACACCATCACAGCGCACGAAGACAGTGTTTGGTTCTGCATCCACGCAACTGATGAGACAGATGTGGCCAATGTGGACGAAGTTTTAATAAGGGGATAAACATGCCTTTTTATATTGCAGCGGCCATCATTGGCAGCACCGCATACACCGCCAACCAGGCTCGCAAATCGAGGCAGCAAGCTGAGAATGATCAGCGCACCATGCTGGCGCAGCAAGTGTCTGACCAAGCTGCCATGCGGCTTGAGCTGGGCAAGCAAACCGCTGAGTACGCCAAGCAGGGTGCGTCACTTGAGCAGCAGGCCCAGACCGCTCGGCAGCAGTTTGAGACAACTCAGGCCAACTACGCTACCAACAAGCTGGACATGGAGCGCAAAGCCAAAGAAGTGCAAGCAGCCGCTGATGAAGAGCGCCGCAAGGCTGCTGCTGCCGAGGCATCTGCCCTCAGAGCTCGCACCCGTGGTGGTCGCCGGTCGCTGCTGTCGGGTGAGCGCATGGATGCCGAGCTCGGCGTTATGGCAGACCTTAACAGCCCCGGCATGAGGTTGCAGTAATGGCTACGCTGCCCCAATTCAAGCAGCGCCAACTGGCCCGGCGCAGCACATCCGACATTGAGCGGCTGGCCAAGCAGTACCAGAGCAGCGTTGATGCTTTGACCGGCGAGTACCAGACCGCATTTACCGGCTACCAAGCGGGTGTCGCTGAAAAGATGAAGCCGTTTGAGGCTCAGATGGCTACCTACAAGGAATCGTTGCTGCCGACCTATGAGGCGCAGAAGGTTGCCTACCAAGCCAAGCTGGACGATTACAACAAAGTGCTGGCTGAGATTGAAAAGAACCCGGTCACCGAAAGAACAGAGCGCGTGGTCACCGGCAAAACCTTCTTTGGCAAAAAGAAATACGGTGATGTCACTTTTTACGACCCGAAGCCAATACCAAAATTTACCGAGACAGCACCAGACTTGCCCAAGGTGCCGATGGCACCGGAGATCGAGCAGTTTGACGAAGGCGAGTTTGGCACCAAGCGAGCCGCAGCCGAAAGCACTTTCAAGCGAGAAGTAGGTGAGCGCAGGGCAGCCAAGATTGGTGCCGTGTCTCGCAAGATGACCCGACCATTACTTAGTAAGGAGCAAGCATGATGGACATGAAAAAAATGCAGGACAAGGTAGCCAAGACAATGCGCGGCTACAAAGAGAAGGCCGCAGAAAAAGGCGCGTCCTCCAAGTCCCTGCCAATGCGCGGCCAGCGCACAGCAACGCACTCCATGACAAAGAAGAAGTGACATGGAAAAGCCAAAGTCCAAAGTAAACGCTGCCGGTAACTACACCAAGCCGCTGATGCGCAAGACTTTGTTTGAGTCAATCAAAAGCAGCGCTGTGCAAGGCACCGCTGCTGGCCAGTGGAGCGCACGCAAGGCGCAACTGCTTGCCAAACGATACAAAGAAAAGGGTGGAGGTTACAAATGAGCAAGTCACAGAAACACTTTACGCCAGACGGCAAAGCCTACAAGGGCGATACCCACAAAGCGGGTAGCACGCTGATGACGGGTGCCAAGCACACGCAGCAGAGTAAAACCTTGACGCATACGCCGCCTAAGAAAGACAAGAAGTGAAAGACCCGCAGAAATCTTTGCAGGATTGGACGAAGCAGAACTGGCGAACTAAGAGCGGTAAACGCTCCAGCGACACGGGCGAGCGCTACCTACCAGAAGCTGCAATTAAAAGTCTGAGCTCTGCCGAGTACGCAGCGACCACCCGCGCCAAGCGCGAGGGCACCGCAGCCGGTAAGCAGTTTGTCAAGCAGCCCGAGTCGGTGGCCAAGAAGACGGCGAGATACCGATGATCAAGGATCCCAAAGGCGGCTTAACCGAGGAGGGCAGACGCAAGTTTGAGAGCTCTGGCGAAAGCAAAAACCTCCAACCGGGTGTCAAGGAAAAGAACCCCACCGGTCAGGCGCTGCGCCGCAAGGGATCCTTCTTGACAAGGTTCTACACCAACCCGAGTGGGCCGATGGTGGGCGAGAACGGCAAGCCGACCCGGCTGGCGCTGGCGGCAAATGCATGGGGCGAGCCTGTGCCGCGCACCGCAGCATCCGCAGCGAGGCTGGCCGCGAAGGGTCGCAACTTGCTTGAGAAGTACGAATTGCAAAAGGATTGATATGGACTACGACAAGAGCGCTCCAGGCGGCATGCGCCTGACACCTGACCAGATTCTGAAGAGACAGGCTGCAGCTCAGTCGAAGAAGGACGAGTTCCAGCAGCTCTATCAGGACGCATACGAGTTTGCCCTGCCCCAGCGCCAGCTCTATGGCGTGTGGGAAGGCGGCGCTACCGGATCCAAGAAGATGCAGCGCGTGTTTGACTCGACCGCCATCAACTCTACCCAGCGCTTTGCCAACCGCTTGCAGTCTGTGGTGTTCCCGCCCCAGCGCAAGTGGGCCAAGCTAGAGGCTGGCTCGGACATCCCGCCAGAGCGCAGGCAGCAGGCCCAAGCCGTGCTTGAGGTCTACCAAGAAAAGATGTTCACCATGCTGAACCAATCCAACTTTGACATCGCCATGGGCGAGTTCTTGCTGGATCTGGCCGTAGGCACCGCCTGCATGATGGTGCAGCCGGGCGATGATGTATCCCCGCTCAACTTCATTCCCGTGCCGCTGTTTTTGGTGAGCTACGAGGAGGGTGCCAATGGCCAGGTGGACAATGTCTACCGCCGCATGCGCATGAAGGGTGAGTCTATCCAGCGCCAGTGGCCAGATGCCAACATCCAAGATGACTTGGCCCGGCGTATTGAGCAAAAGCCAACTGATGACATCGAGCTGCTTGAGGCCACCATCTATGACTACAAGCGTGGCGACTATTGCTACCATGTGATCGACAAGGCCTCCAAGCAGGAGCTGGTCTACCGCCGCCGCAAGATGAGCCCGTGGGTGATCAGCCGCTATATGAAAGTCGCCGGCGAAATCTATGGCCGTGGGCCGCTAATGACCGCCCTGCCAGACATCAAGACGCTGAACAAGGTCAAGGAGCTGCTGCTCAAAAACGCATCCTTGGCCGTGGCCGGTGTATATACAGCAGCGGATGACGGAGTGCTCAACCCGAATACGGTGAAGATTCTCCCTGGCGCGATCATCCCGGTGGCCAGGAATGGCGGCACGCAAGGCCCAGCCCTGCTCGCCCTGCCCCGCTCTGGCGACTTCAACATTAGCCAGTTGGTGATCAACGATCTGTCGGGAAGCATCAAGCGCATCCTGCTCGATGAGTCGCTGCCGCCCGACAACATGAGCGCCCGGTCGGCCACCGAGATCGTGGAGCGGATGAAGGAGCTGGCCCAGAACCTGGGCTCTGCCTTTGGCCGACTGATCAACGAGACCATGATTCCGGTCACCGCCAAGATCCTTGAGGTCATGGATGAGCGCGGCCTGATTGACATGCCCCTGCGAGTCAATGGGCTGGAGGTCAAGGTCACGCCTGTCGCCCCGCTGGCCATGGCCCAGAACATGGAAGAGGTCAATTCCATCATGCAGTACATGCAGATCGCTCAGAGCTTGGGCACCGATGGCCAGCTTGTGATCAA